CCAAGTAAGTGATAATTGTCTAAGCGCTGGAGCTCTAAATAGCATCTCTAGTCTAGGGTTTCTTACAACACCGAGTTGTAGTTGAGCTTGTTGACCTATACCAGACTTTCTTACCTGGCCAGCAAGAAAACCACCAACAGCACCGCCGGCCGTTTTAACCATATTTTCTCCTCCAGTGGCTGATGAATCTGCAGCAGATTGGATTGCACTTACTACAGCTGACATTTCAGCATTGTCATAAGCTAAACCATCTGCAAAAGAAATTCCTGCAGGAGCATATAAATAAATTTGAGCAATTGCAGTTGAGTTAGTTGCAATAATTTGTCTGTTTACTACTTGCTTACCGCCGTCAACAAGTGCACCAACTACCTTTGTTACACTGCCATCACTTGCTACGTCGCCGCCTTTGTCGATTAATTCTTTCATTCTGTTGAGGCGTTTATGAATAGAAATTCTACACTGAACGGGATGCTGTTCAGCCAAACCTTGAGGATATACATATTTTGTTGTCATTAAACCTAACCTATAACCATATTGCCATACGATTATTTATATGACTTATAAAGGCCGTTACAGAGTAAAGAACATCTCTAAATACAAAGGAGATCATAAAAAAGTAGTTTATAGATCTTCTTGGGAAAGAGCTGTATTCAAATTCCTAGATAATAAACCAGATGTTTCTGAATGGAGCTCTGAAGAGTATGTTATTCCTTACAAATGTGCAACCGATAAAAGAATGCATTGTTACTTCATTGATATTTATTTCAAAGATGCTGTAGGTCAGAAATGGCTAATAGAAATTAAACCAAAGAAACAGTGTCAGCCTCCAGTAAAACCGTCTAGAAAAACAAAGCGTTATCTTAATGAGGTAATGACCTATGTAAAGAATCAATCTAAATGGGACGCAGCTAGTAAATGGGCTGATGCTCGTGGATACAGATTTGCAATTTGGCATGAAGATACTTTGAAGCAATTAGGCATTAAAATCCTCAAAGGATAGTGTATAAATAACAGTATGGCAAATTCGTTTTTTGAAAAAATGCAGTTACAAGCTTTTAGAGCTGGAATCAAACCTAGAACAGATGAGTCTCAGGATTGGTTTCGTGATAAGCTTCGTAATATAAGAAACATCAATAGACAAACTCTATTGAGAGATAGTGCAGTAACTAGAGTCACACGTCCACGTATGGGTGACATGTATATGTTTTTCTATGATCCAAAACATAAAGAAACATTACCGTACTATGATACATTCCCTTTGATTATTATGGTTGAAAAAGCTCCTGGTGGATTTTATGGTTTGAACTTACATTATCTTCCTCCAGTATTAAGAGCTAAATTATTTGATGCACTAACACTTACAAATAATCGATATGATGAAACCACACGTTTCAAAGCCAGATACAGAATTTTACAAAGTGTTCGTAAGTTACGTTATTTTAAGCCTTGTTTCAAACACTATTTAACAAACAATGTAGAATCTAGAATAGTAAAAGTTGAACCACCTGAGTGGGAAATAGCTATGTTCATGCAGACTCAGAGATTTAAGAAGTCAAAAGCAGGAGCCATCTATAAAGATTCTAGGCAAACGGTAAGGAGCGCTTAATGGCATTACCAGCAAGTATTGACACACTCAAAAGTACCATTGGTAAGCGCGGTGGAGTATCTAAATCTAATAGGTTTGCGATATATATGAACTTACCACTTATTTCTATTAATCCTGGAGCAATCCTTTCTAACTTAGCATCTGGCGGTGGATTTAATCCTATGTCACTTATTAATGATCCAAGAGATATTTCTCTTTTATGTGAAAGTTGCTCATTGCCAGGTCGTCAGATTACTACTGCAGAACATATTACAAGATTAAAAGCAATTAAGAAACCTTATGGTTATATTAATGATGACGTATCTTTTACGTTTTTACTTACGGGTGATTACTACTTAAAAGAAGTCATGGACTCTTGGCAGGCATCTATTATAGATACTGAAAAGGGAACAGTAAACTACAAAGATGATTATGTCTCAGACGTACTCATTCAGCAATTGGATTCAAATAACATACCAAATTATACATGTACTTTGAAAAACGCGTTTCCAGTTTCTGTCTCAGCTGTAGAATTATCTAACGCGAATGAAAACGCTATCTCACGAATCACAGTCGGTATGGCTTATGATGAGTGGGGTGATCAAGCAAGTCTGGCTGGTACACTAGTCGGAATTGCAGCCAATAAACTATTTGGTTAATTATAACAAGGAGTGAATGATGGCACTGCCACAGCTAAATCTTATTAAATACGATATGACAATCCCTTCAACGGGACAAGAAATTAAGTATCGCCCTTTTGTCGTAAGGGAAGAAAAGGTACTTTTAACTGCTATTGAATCAGACGATGCACAACAAATTTCAAATGCAATGAGAGACATTGTAGAAGTTTGTACGTTCAAAGAGGTTGATGTTAAATCATTAGCCATGTTTGATTTAGAATTAATTTTTCTAAAACTAAGAGCGGCTTCTGTCGGTGAAAACGCAGAAATTGCTTTGAAATGTTCAAATGAAGAATGCAAACATGATAATAAAGTAAAAGTTAACTTAGCTGCAGTAGAATTACAAGGTGATCCTAAAGCAGCTGCAGTTGTACAGATTACTGATACTGTAGGCGTTTCGCTTAAGTATCCTACAGTTATGCGAGTTGAAGATGTTCTTAAAGCAGCTAAACCAGAAGCAACTATTGATATTGCTATTGGTATGATTGCGGCTTCTATAGAATCTATTCATGATGCTGAGTCTGTTTATCCAGCTAGTGAATCAACATCAAGAGAGCTTGTAGATTTTATTGAATCATTAAACAAAGAACAATTTACAAAAGTTCAAGAATTTTTTGATAATTTTCCTAAATTAAAAGAAGAAGTAAATTTTACATGTGAAAAATGTAAAACAGATAATAACGTAACATTGGAGGGCCTAAACGATTTTTTCGCATAGCTCTTTCTCATAACAACCTTGAGACTATGTTTCGGACTAACTTTGCTATGATGCAACATCATAACTATTCTTTAACTGAAATTGAGTCGATGGTACCGTGGGAAAGAGAGATCTACATAGCGTTATTAACACAATTCGTTGAAGAGCAAAATGATCAAATGGCACGCCAAAACGCAAGAAGGTAAAGTAATGGTAGAAAAGAAATTACAACCAGGTTCTAAATATAACCATTTAGATAAAGATGGTGATGGTGTTGTGAGTGATGATGAAATGATGATGGAGCAAAAAATGATTGAATTAGAAGATATGAGAAGTGATATGGAGAACGAAGATAAGAAGCAAGATGCACAGAGAAACATGGCATGGTTTGCTTTGTTTGGTATGTTACTATATCCTGCCTTTGTTGTTATATCAATTCTCATTGGTTTAGATAAAGCTGCAACCATTTTAGGTGATATGGCTGCGGTCTACTTCGTATCAGTTGCTGCTATTGTTGCAGCATTCTATGGTAAAGAAGCTATGACTCAAAAAAATAAATCACCAGCACCAAGGAAATAAACCATGGCCGATCAGCTACAAGATCTTATCCAATCTTTTCAAGAAAGTAATAAAGAAAATAAAGCTCACTTGCATCAGGTAGAAGCGCACACTAGAAACTCAAGGCGCCATTTACTTGAAATGAAAAAAGATGTCATTGTTATGTCTGAGAACATAGCTAAAATGGCTAATGTTGAACCACCAAAATCCGAGTCAGAAGATACTGAACAACGAAGAGAAGATGCAAAACGCGATGACGCTCAAACCAATGAGTTAAAGAAAATCGCTGCAGGTATTGCTGGTATGAAAGGTGGTTCCGGAGGATCTGGTGGTAAAGGTGGTAAAGGCTTAGGAGGAATGCTTGGTCTTGGTGGACTTGGAGTTGCGGCTATGGCGAGTGCAGCTCTTAAAGGTGCTGCAGGACTAGTGGCTATGGGTGTAGCTATTCCAGCTTTCTTTGGTGGATTAATAGCTGGTGATGCAGCTTTAAGTTGGATGAAAGATATTGGTGCCGATTTTAACTTTTCATCCTTAAAAGCAGCTGCTCTTGGATTTAGCGATATGATTATGTCTATGGACATAAAAGCATTTACTGTACTTGGTGCTATTATGGCTGTTTCTGCAGTCGGTAGTACGAGGGCAGCTAAAGGTTTGGCCTTTATGGGTATTGGTATTTCAGCATTCTTAATGGGTCTTCTTGCCGGTGATGCTGTTATTTCAGGCATGAAAAGTATGGGCTGGATAGATATGAAGTTCTCTGGCATGAAAGGTGCTTTAGAAGGCTTCTCTAGTATGATTATGGGTCTATCAACTGAAGCTCAAGTCGCACTTGGAGCAATGCTAGCAAGTAGTGCTGTAGTTGGATTAGTAGCAAAAAACCCTACTAGTATCGGCACAGCAATGGCTGCAATGGGTGCTGGTATTTCTGGATTCTTTATTGGATTGGCTGTTGGTGATGCTGCTCTTAGTTGGATTGGAGCAGACTATACGGGGTTAACTAAAGCTTTAAAAGGATTTGATAGCGCAATCACAGCTTTAACTCCCGAATCTATGATAGCACTTGGAGCAATACTTGGTGTAAGTATGGGCATTGGTGCTCTTACTGATGAATCAACAAAAGTAAAAATGGTAACTGGTGTAGCTGCAGTAACAGCTGGTATTGGAGCATTCTTCTTAGGTTTTGCGGGAATGGATGCTGCAGCTAAAAAGCTCGGTGAAGGAGACTCAGTAAAGAAACTTATGA